TGGAAGTTACTAGAACTATGGCGAACTCGGATGAGGTTATTAGGACTTTACAGAGTATTCGGGATATTGAGGCTGTGAAGATCTATCCGCATATGGTTGATGTGGAGCTGTCTCCGGCGAAGATGCGTGAAGTGTTAAATAGTCCTTGGAGAACGAACGAGTAATGGAAATCGCCGATATGATTGCGCAGCTTCCAATTAACGAGCAGGAAAAGTTATTGGAGCAGGTGTCCCAGTATAAGGATGCTGTTGAGAGGGAGAAGGCGCAAAAGAACTTTATGCCGTTTGTAAAGTCTATGTGGCCTGGGTTTATACATGGGCGGCATCATGCTGTTATGGCGAAGAAGTTTGAGGAAATAGCTGAGGGGAAGTTAAAGCGGTTAATTATTAATATGGCTCCTCGGCATACTAAGTCTGAGTTTGCTTCTAATATGTTGCCGGCGTGGTTCTTAGGAAACTTCCCTAATAAGAAGGTAATCCAGACATCTAATACGGCTGAGTTGGCGGTAGGATTTGGCCGGAAGGTTAGGAACTTAGTGGATAGTGAGCAATATGCGAAGATCTTTCCGAATGTCAGTCTTAGGGCAGACTCTAAGGCTGCTGGCCGCTGGGCTACTAATCATGGCGGGGATTACTTTGCTATTGGTGTGGGCGGTACTGTTACTGGTAAGGGTGCCGATCTACTTATTATTGACGATCCGCACTCAGAGCAAGAGGCTAGGTTAGCCCAGGGTGATCCTACGGTATTTGATAGTGTGTATGAGTGGTATACATCTGGTCCTCGGCAGCGATTACAGCCTGGCGGCGCTATTATTATAGTGATGACACGCTGGTCGGATAAAGATTTGACCGGCAAAGTGTTAAAGAATGACAGTACAGACTGGGAAGTAATCGAATTACCGGCGATTATGCCGTCTGGCAAGTCTTTATGGCCCGAGTTTTGGTCATTAGATGAGCTAGAAGCCCTGAAAGATGAGCTTCCGGCGTACAAATGGAACGCACAGTACCAGCAAAAGCCTACCGGAGAGGAAGGCGCGATAGTAAAACGGGATTGGTGGAAGCGTTGGGAGGCAGATAGACCACCGAGATGCGAGTTTATTATCCAATCTTGGGATACGGCGTTCACTAAAAGCCAGCGGGCCGACTATTCTGCATGTACTACGTGGGGTGTGTTCCATTTAAACGAGGATGAGTCGGATGTAAACATCATTCTGTTGGACGCCTACAAGAATAAGATGGAATTCCCGGAGTTGAAGGACACGGCTAAGCGGTTTTATGACGAATGGGAGCCGGATGCTTGTATTATTGAGGCCAAAGCTGCTGGCGCGCCGTTGATATTTGAATTACGGGCGATGGGTGTGATGGTTTCGGACTATACGCCGGTCAGGGGTAATGATAAGTTTGTACGTATTAACTCAGTGACAGACTTGTTCCGCTCAGGTAAAGTTTGGGCACCGGAGACTAGATGGGCGGATGAGCTAATTGAAGAGATGGCTAGATTCCCGAACGCTGAACACGATGACTTAACTGACTCGGCTACACAGGCGTTGATTAGATTTAGGCAAGGCGGATTCTTGCGTTTAGATTCAGACGAACAAGAAGATGAGATAGGCTTCCGTCGTAAAAAATCGTACTACTAAGGACAACTATGGCAACCAATATGGATAAGTCGCTTTATCAAGCGCCGGTAGGTTTGAGTTCTGTTTTGCCAGAGCCGGACATTGAGATTGAGATTGAAGATCCAGAATCTGTAAAGATGAAGATGGGCGATATTGAAATTGAGATTGAGCCCAAAGAAATTTCAGACGAAGACTTTGAAAGTAATCTTGCCGAAGAGATGGATGAGAGCGAGCTATCTTCTTTGGCGAATGATCTACTGGATGATTTTGAAGACGACATTAATTCCAGAAAAGATTGGATGCAGACTTATGTAGACGGTCTGGAATTGTTGGGCATGAAGATTGAAGAGCGCTCAGAACCTTGGGAAGGTGCGTGCGGTGTGTATCACCCGCTGTTGTCAGAGGCTTTGGTTAAGTTCCAAGCTGAGACAATTATGGAAACGTTCCCAGCGGCGGGCCCTGTTAAGACTCAGATTATTGGCAAAGAAACGCCAGAGAAAAAAGATGCTGCGATTCGTGTGCAGGATGACATGAATTATCAGTTGACTGAAAAGATGACCGAGTATCGTCCAGAGCATGAGCGTATGTTGTGGGGCTTGGGACTTTCTGGCAATGCATTTAAGAAGGTGTACTTTGACCCGTCTTTAAATAGGCAGGTGTCATTGTTCGTGCCGGCTGAAGATGTAGTTGTGCCGTATGGTTCTAGTAATCTAGAAACAGCGGATCGCGTATCCCATGTGATGCGCAAAACTGAAAATGAATTACGGCGACTTCAGATTGCTGGGTTTTATCGCGACATTGAATTGCCTGAGCCAACTAATACGTTGGACGATGTAGAGAAAAAAATTGCAGAGAAGATGGGCTTCCGTGCGACCAGTGATGATCGCTATAAGCTCATTGAAATGCAGGTGTTTTTAGATCTGCCTGGCTATGAAGATCGAGATAAAGACGGCGAAGAAACTGGTATTGCTCTGCCATACATTATAACTATCGATAAATCTTCACAAGAGATTTTGGCTATTAGACGTAATTGGCGGCCAGAGGATAAGACTAAGCAGAAGCGTAGCCATTTTGTCCATTATGGATATGTGCCTGGCTTTGGTTTTTATTGCTTTGGTTTGATCCATTTGATTGGCGCATTTGCTAAATCAGGTACATCAATTCTTCGTCAGTTGGTAGATGCTGGTACGTTGTCTAACTTGCCTGGTGGCTTGAAGACAAAGGGTATGCGCGTTAAGGGTGACGACACACCTATCGGCCCAGGTGAATTCCGCGATGTTGATGTGGCGTCTGGAACTATCCGCGATAACATTCTGCCGTTGCCGTACAAAGAACCGAGCCAAGTTCTAGCTCAGTTGATGAATCAAATTGTAGAAGAAGGCCGTCGCTTTGCTTCTGCTGCCGATATGAAAGTATCGGACATGTCGGCTAACTCCCCAGTTGGTACGACGCTGGCAATTTTAGAGCGCACTCTTAAAGTAATGTCTGCGGTGCAAGCCCGTATTCATTATTCGATGAAGCAAGAGTTCCGTTTATTGCGCGACATTATTCGTGATTGTACGCCGCCGGATTATTCTTATGAGCCGGTAGATGGAACGCGGGCGATTAAACAGTCTGATTATGATCAGGTAGATATTCTTCCTGTTAGTGATCCGAATGCGGCAACAATGTCGCAGAAAGTTGTGCAGTATCAAGCAGTCATGCAGATGGCGCAGCAGGCTCCGCAGATTTATGATTTGCCGGAACTTCATAGACAAATGTTGACTGTTCTTGGAATTAAAAACATTGGCAAGCTCATTCCTACTGAGGACGATGAGAAGCCAAAAGATCCTATCAGTGAGAACATGGCTATGCTCTCCGGCAAGCCTCTCAAAGCATTCATCTATCAGGATCAAGAAGCGCATATCACTGCGCATATGGCGTTCTTGCAAGATCCAGCTACTGCTCAAATGATTGGTCAAAACCCAATGGCACAGCAGATGGCGGCGTCTATGCAAGCACACGTAGCTGAACACTTTGGCTTTCTCTATCGACAAAAGATTGAGCAAGAACTTGGTGCTCCGCTGCCTGAGCCAGGTGAAGAAATGCCTAAAGATGTTGAGTTGCAAGTTTCTCGTTTGGTCGCTAAGGCTGCAACACAGCTAACGCAGAAGAACCAGCAACAAGCTGCTCAACAGCAGGCGCAGCAACAACAGCAAGATCCAATCATCCAGATGCAAATGCAAGAACTCCAAATCAAGGCGAAGGAAGCTGATACCAAAGATCAGAAAGCCCAAGCAGATGCCGCGATCAAAGCCGCGCAACTTGAATTGAAGAAGGAAGAAATTGCTTCTCGTGAACGTATTGTCGCAGCCCAAATTGCTTCGACAGAAGAGATCGAGGGAGCAAAGATTGGTGTTGATGTTGGTAAGCAGAAGGATGACCGCGAGCGTTTTGAGTTAGATCAAGAAGCTCAAGGGATACAAATGGGAATGCAGATGGGCGAAAAACTATTTGGGCAAAAACCAAATTTTACAAAAGGTGACTGATGGACAAAGTACTAGAAGTAATACTTTCACAGATACGTGAAAGACGAGAGCAATTAATCTTAGCTGTCTCACAAAGCGCGGCAAAAGATTTTGCGGATTATCAAAAACTTTGTGGAGAGATACGAGGACTCTCTACAACTGAAGGTTATATCCTCGACTTAGCAAAACTTATGGAGCAATCAGATGAGTGAAATCGCCATCGCCACAGAAAGCGGTGAAATATCTACACTGCCACAAACAGCAGAAGAAAAAGCAAAACAACTTCCAGCGCCATCGGGCTATCACATTCTTGTGACCATCCCTGAAGCGGAAGACAAGTATGAGAGTGGACTCATCAAAGCTGATGAAACTCGACGTTTTGAAGAAGCATTAGCTACCGTCTTTTTTGTAATCAAGATGGGGCCGGACTGCTACAACGACACCACAAAGTTCCCAACAGGACCGTGGTGCAAAGAGGGTGATTTTATTCTTGCTCGGCCAAACTCAGGTACTCGGCTAAAGATTCATGGCCGCGAGTTTCGTTTAATTAATGACGATACGGTTGAAGCAGTAGTAGCTGACCCACGCGGTATTTCAAGAGCCTAAGGAGGCACAAATGAGTAATAAGGACGGTTACGAAGAGTTTGAATTTCCTGACGAAAAGCAGGAAAAGAAAGCTTCTGCAAAAGAAGATAAAGATGATTTTGACTTTGAAGTAGAAGACGATACGCCTGCGGCAGATCGCGGTCGTGAGCCTATGCCTCAGAATCTGCGTGAAGAATTGGATAAAGACGAGTTGGAAGATTATTCCGATAACGTCAAAACCAAACTTAAGCAGATGAAAAAGGTTTGGCACGATGAGCGCCGCGAGAAAGAACGCGCATTGCGCGAGCAGCAAGAGGCTGTTGCTTTTGCTCAAAGGGCGCTAGAAGAAAATAAGCATCTTAAGAATAGACTCTCTCATGGCGAGAGGAACTATTTAGATACCTATAAGAGCGCGGCAGCACTTGAACTTGAGGCGGCAAACACCGAGTTTAAGAGTGCTTACGACATGGGCGACCCAGACCTATTGTTAAAGGCGCAACAAAAGATTGCCGATGCCAACTATAAGTTGCAAAAAGCAAAAGAATATGTTCCTTCTTTACAACAAGAAGAAACTCCTGTAAATAGTGTTCCTCAAGTCCAGTCTCCTCGGCCTGACTCCAAATCTGTTGCGTGGCAAGAGCGCAACACATGGTTTGGTAAGGATGAGGAAATGACTAGCTTGGCTCTTGGTCTGC